ATAGCGGCCACCTTTGTTCCACATCGCTTGTCCGAACAAGAGTGCATCTTTGATATTGCCTTGAGATCGGAAATGTTTATCAGGCACCGACCTTATTTTGTAAGCAATGTCCGCACCTGAAGCATCAGTAAACGGATAGTAATGCTCGATGCCTGTCTGCATCACTCCATAGGCTTCACAAGTGGCTTTAGTGATGCCTCTCTCAGGTATGCTCCCAAAATAGGCGCTAATGGGTCTAATTTGGCCTATAACGGCTTTGTTGGTCATAGGTAATACCTTACCCCTTCCTGAGAACGGCTCTGTGGCCTTAAAATGACTTTTACAGGCAAAACAGTAGCCTGAGCCATCAGAATAGACGGCTTTGGCGTCACTGCTGCCGCAAGACTCACACGATTCATGGCTTAAAAACTTCGCTTGCGATGTCGTTTGCATCGTTAGTGTCCTTTACCTGACTAAAATGATCAAGAATACCCAAAAGTTGGAATGCCTGTCTGCACTCAGGCCTGACACGAAGCACACAATCCAACACATCAGAGACCATAGTCTCAGTGTCCACATTATAACTGACTAGCAATTCAGCAATGTCATGAATTGTTGAAAAATACATTTGTTCAGTTTCCCACGGTTGCATATCGAAGCCCTACCTTTCAATATTGAACAATAGCATAAAAGAAATAATTATAAATATAAATCATTAGCAACATTAGCACTATAGAGTAATATTATTAATATTAGCAAGTTTCGTGCCAGCCTCGTCAGCGATCAAAATAGCGATCATTGTGTCCGTCAGCAGCGAATGGGTCATCAGAGTCCTTTTCAGCCTCGCCAACGGCCTCGCTGATGTCGTCTAGGTCTGACATCAGATTGATGTTGCCGATGGCTACACAGTCGGTTTTAATCGTTCCCAAGCACCATTTACACAGTGACACATATTCTCTACTAAAAACACTGCGGACAGTGCTCTCATAATCTGTCAAGACTTCGTTACAGGCTCTGCAGCGCATTGTGGTGTCCCTTTTATGGTTAATCGATCCAATGCAGCAAGACTTTCACCAAAGTCTACTTTCCGCTCTGATGGCGGCACGAATCCGTGCTTGCGCCATGTCCGCATTACATCGGTCTTTGATGAATCAATGTAAGGTCTTTCAGGGTTATCAAGTAACCAAGCCATTTTCTTTCTCACTTTCTCTTTTGAGCACTTCACAAACAAATTCGACAATAGCGTCATCGTTACCATACCAATTCCCCATATCGCTGATGTCGAGTTTAGCGTCAGCAATATCTAGGATCTCGTCTACTGTTAGCATCATGATTTCACCTCTTCATGGAGTTTATCGTGCTCAGTGCGTAATTCGACTAAACGCTTGCGGATATAGTCCCAAGGCACTGCGACTCGCTGCTTATCGCAGCCTTTGACTATGTCGCTCAGGCCCAAATAAGAGCCAAGCAATGCGTTTTCTTGCCAGTGTAAATCGTTCATTTCAAAACCCCACATCCAATAAATTTATCATATTTGTTTTTAAGCATATGATCAGGATATACACTAAACCCACCTTTCGCAAAAAAGTCTGCCACTTCTTGAATTAAGTGCTCATCGTGATTATTTACCAAATACTCTAATTCGTAATATGTCAATTCTTCTATCATCTGCTTTTTTGTCACAGTGCCCATCATTTACCGCCTTTCCGTTTAGTGATTGAATGCTTCGCTGATCTGAGCGAGTTAAACCATCGACAATAGTCGCTGATATAACATCGGCCAGTGTATTCGCACTGCTGAATCATTGTGCCGCCATAGTATAGGATTTTCATTTTAGTCTCCAGGGTTTCATAATCTGCACAAGTGCGCCCAATGCTAGCAGTAAGCCAGCGATCTGAAAAGCGAGATAGTAGTCCATAATCAAAACCTCCTTAGTGTTGACGATAAGAGACATTCTTAATATCACGATTCCAGCAAGCACGGCAGTCTAGACACTTGTTGCCTTGCTTTGATGCAGGACAGGCAAAACCGATAGGCGCTGCTGCATTGTGCACTGTACTGGTGTGATCATAGCCTGCTGGCGCTGCAGAATCCACCATTGCAGCAGAAACACGAACAACAAGGTTAGACGGAAAAGCACCAAAGGCACGAAGATAAGAATTGACGATTGCCTTTTCTCTTGTCGGTAACCAAAAAGACACGGCAGGCAGTGCCTCCGCAATTTTGACGATATTGATCAAGTGTTGCAAGTGCTGCAGGTCTCCGCTATCGTGCCATCTAAAAAAGGTCTCGCCACTGTTTCCGATAAGATACACCATTGCATCAGTCCATTGAGGATTTTCAATGCCTGCCCTCCTCTTTTCGTGTGCTGCCTTGACTGACGGGTAAGCGTAATTGGCCTTCAGTGCATAGCAATTTTCGCAAGTGCTGCCTTTAACTTTGGCAAGTGCAGCGCCGATCTTGCACAATGTAGCGGAAATGCCGTAAGACAACCCCGGCATTTTAGACGGCTTACCTAGACTGCCTGTTATTTTGATTGCTGCTGCCTTACTTTTGATCGGCATTGATAGTGCAATGGTGCTCATGGTGTAGTCCTTTGGTTTAGTTAAACTGCGAAACGAATTCTACTGCTTCTTGGTAAGTTTTAAAAGGTTTGCGGCCGATGCCGACAGTGCCTGTCTTGGTGTTGCGCAGAGTATAGCCCACAACCTGCACAGACCAATTGAGTCGGTCTGCTTCCGATGTCCAAGGCACTGCGCCATAGATTGAGGCAGTCATGCCGGCAGAATGCTTCCAATGCTTTGATTCAATGATTTCAAATTTCATGGTTTAGGCCTTTGAGTTGAGTTCTTTTAAAAACTGCTCTTTTAAATAGACTGATGGAAAATGTGCAATTCCATTTTCAACCCATCCTCGATACTTTTCAACAAGTTTATAAAATGACATGACTGTCCTGCCTTTCTTTGGTTAACTACGGGTGACTATCATCAACACGATGATGACGGCTGCTGAGACTAATCTTAACAGGTCTGCGGTTACTGCATCCATTCTAAACTCCTTGGTTAGTGTTAAAAATGTGCTGCTTATACCCTTATATGTAATAGAATCATACCAGATAAACCATAGGGTTATTCTCACTGACAGCCACAAGCCATTCCAGGCTGATGACACTGTATAAAATAACAGTATAGGGTTTTCACTTAGTAACAGCAGCAAGCCATCTCAGAGGATTGCACCAATGTTGTGCTGCAATATGGCATAGATCTTGCCGATGCACTAGCCTGGTGCACAGAATCTAGGTTGCACTGTAGTGGTGCATCATCGCCGCATATACTGCATTGCACAATAACGAATGTATTTGATAATGCTGAACGATAGCGAGCACTAACTTCGCTGCTGCACTGCAACACTGCCAGTGATAGTGAGCACTAACTAACATAGACGGGGGGATGGGGTTGTGGCGTTGCTGTGATATTGTTGCATCACCATCGACACAAAAAAGAGCAAAATAGGCTTAATAAGAATGATTCTCAATAACAATAAAGTCCTATAAAGATCAATAACTTATCTAAATAAGAATGATTATCATTTACAGCAAGGAAATCAGCAATGGTTCCGCTGCTGAGTGGCAGAGAAACAACAGTGGAAACTGCGCACTGCGAAGGTCAGAGCAGGTGGAAAAGAAGAGTTAACAATGATTACTTAACAAATATGTGCACTTGTCTCTCTTTCATCTTAAAGAAAAGATGTGCTAAAATCACATACTATATTGCAAGCATAAGCAATAATCGCACAATAATTAAAAATAAATTTTATACTTCTCGTTAGCGTTATCGATGGCGCCAGACGATATTGTAGAAAGAACTCAAAATTGGAAATAAAAGAACAAGAATCTGTTCTTGTGTCTTCTTCCGCTGATTCGTCTTCTTTGTCTACACAGGCCAGTGTTCCTGTGTTACCTAAGAATCCCAGAGGCGCTGGTAGGCCTAAAAAGACTGCTATTGCGGCAAAGAAGAAACGAGAATTGCGTGGTAGACCTCCTGGTGAGGCAGCAAGGATACGAGAGTTCCATGCTCGCTTACTTACCACCAAAGGCGACCACATCATTGAAACTATTATCAAGAAAGCCTTAGATCCTGCTGATAAGGATCAGGCAGCGATGTTGAAGATGTGTGCCGATAGGCTATTACCGTTGTCTTACTTTGAAAAGGACAAGACTGGCGGTAAAGCAGGCATCACCATCAACATCAGCGGTGTTGGCGATATAAAGCCAATAGACACTATCGATGCCGAGGACGTAGACTATAATGGAACTTGACATTAAGTTACTACCTTGGCAACAAAGTGTGTGGAATGATGACACTAGGTTTAAGGTAGTTGCTGCAGGCCGTAGAACTGGTAAAAGTAGACTAGCAGCATGGATGCTCATAGTCGAGGCATTACAGACCAATAAAGGTCATGTCTGGTATGTAGCGCCTACGCAGGGACAGGCCAGAGACATTATGTGGCTTACGTTGTTGGAACTAGGCCACCCCGTCATTGAGTCTAGCCATGTTAATAATATGCAGATCAGGCTAGTCAATGGCGCACAGATCAGCCTCAAAGGCGCTGATAGGCCAGAGACAATGCGTGGTGTCAGTCTAAAGTTTGTTGTGTTAGACGAATACGCTGACATGAAGCCAGCAGTGTTTGAGCAGATTCTTAGGCCAGCCTTGGCAGACTTAAAAGGCAAAGCACTGTTCATTGGTACACCGATGGGCAGAAACCATTTTTATGAATTATACACCTATGGTTCTAACGGGAACGACAAAGATTACAAATCTTGGCACTTCACCAGTTTCGACAATCCGTTGCTTGACCCCAACGAAATCGAAACTGCAAAAAAGTCCATGTCTTCTTTTGCGTTCAGAACCGAGTTCATGGCTTCCTTCGAAGCAGCCTCTGGTGGCATCTTCAAAGAAGAATGGATAAAGTTTGATGATGAAGAGCCTACTGATGGTAGGTTCTTTATAGCAGTAGACCTTGCTGGCTTTGAAAATGTTGCTAACGCCAACACAGCAAAAAAGAAAAGATTAGACCAGTCAGCAATAGCAGTAGTTAAGGTCACAACTGATGGCTGGTATGTAAAGAGCATTGAGTATGGCAGATGGGACATTAAAGAGTCTGCACAAAGGATATTCGATGTTGTAAGAGATTATGAGCCTGTGTGTGTTGGTATCGAAAGAGGTGCACTAAAGAACGCTGTACTGCCGTATCTCAGCGATCTGATGCGTAAGTACAATACCTACTTTAGAGTAGAAGACCTTACACACGGTAATAAGAAAAAGACTGACAGGATTACTTGGTCTTTGCAAGGCCGCTTAGAACATGGAAAGATTGTGTTCAATGTCGGTGACTGGAATAGTGAACTTGTGGATGAGTTACTAAACTTTCCCAATGCACAGGTGCACGATGACTTAATTGATGCACTCAGTTACATAGACCAGATCGCCATTGCCGAGTATATCCAGGACTATGATGAAGATGACTTTACCCCAATGGATGCCGTTGCTGGCTACTAAGGAGCAGTTATGTACCTAGAAATGTATGACAAAGAAGACTATGTCCCTCTTAACTGGGACAAGTTAGTCCAGAATCCAGATGTCTTTGAGACTATCAAAGAAGAGATTGAGAAGAAGTTTAGTGCTGACTGCATGATGACAGTTATCACTGCCGCTAAAGAGGCTGGCCTTAAAGATGCTGACATCTTCCTACCTGTCGCTGACATGGAAAAGGAAGACGAAGTAGACATGGAAGAAGGAATGCCTGAATACGCAAGCCTTGAAGAAGACTCCATTGGCGACACCACTGAGGACTAATAATGGAAACTAACGGACGCAACATGAAGATTTCAGAGTGGGTACTATCCCGCTGTGAGAACTGGCGTAACCACCGTGATGAGAACTATTTAGATTATTGGGACTCCTATGAGCGCCTATGGCGTGGTGTCTGGGCTGGTGAAGATGTGCACCGTGAGAGTGAGCGTTCACGCATTGTAACGCCTGCACTACAGCAAGCAATTGAGACTTCTGTTGCTGAGAGGAAAGAGGCTGTATTTGGTCGTGGTGAGAAGTTCTTTGATATTGTTGATGACCAAGCAGACCAGCAACGCATTGACGTAGAGCAGATAAAACGTCAGATGACTGAAGACTTTAAGCGCAACCGTGTGCGTAAAGACATCAGTGATGTGATCCTACTTGGCGCTGTATATGGTACTGGCGTAGGTGAGATTATAGTCTCTGAAAAAACAGAGAAGGCACCAGCATCACGCCCAATCGCAGAGATGGGCATCACCGCTGTTGGTGTAGAAGAAAGAACTAGGTTTAATGTTGGCCTAAAGCCAATCAACCCTAAGAACTTCTTAATTGATCCTGTATCTACCAACATTGAAGATGCGCTTGGCTGTGCAGTAGAAGAGTATGTGTCCATTCATAGCGTTGTTGCTGGCATGGAAAGCGGTGTCTATGATAAGGTAATGAACCTTGGCCCTACCGCTGTTGACACTGATCTAGAGCCTGTGCAAGAAGAAGTTGAGTATCAACAAGACAAAGTTAAGTTACTTCGCTACTATGGTCTTGTGCCTAAGTTTCTTATCGAAGCCAAAGACGATGAAGAGATCACATCACTCTTTAACGAGAAGACTGAAGAGTACGGCACCGAAGCCGCTGACTACACAGAACTGGTAGAAGCCATCGTTGTTATCGCTAATGACCAGTATGTGCTCAAGGCTGAACTATCGCCTTATATGATGCAGGATCGGCCTATCGTAGCATTCCAGTATGACTCCATGCCCAATCGTTTCTGGGGTCGTGGTATTGCTGAAAAAGGCTACAATATGCAAAAGGCCATCGATGCACAGATTCGTGCTCATCTAGATAGCCTAGCATTGACTACAGTGCCTATGATGGGCATCGATGCCACCCGCCTACCTCGTGGTGCACGATTTGAGATTAGACCAGGCAAAACCATTTTAACCAACGGCAACCCCAATGAAGTGTTGCAGCCGTTTAAGTTTGGTGTAACTGACCCCGGTAATCTGCAGACCGCTGGTGAGTTTATGAAGATGATGCTGATGGCAACATCTACCATTGACAGCACCACGCCTACGGCTGACGGTGGTGGCCTTAATCCGGCTCTGTCAGCCATCATCAAGAAGAATAAGCGCACATTGGTAAACTTTCAAGAGCAGTTCTTGATCCCGTTTGTGACCAAGTCTGCCTATCGGTTTATGCAGTTTGATCCTGATCGCTATCCTGCACAAGACTTTGTGTTTGTGCCAACCAGCAATCTTGGCATCGTGGCTCGTGAATACGAACAGATGCAGTTTATGAACCTGCTAAAAACACTTGGACCTGACAGTCCTATCGTTCCGATGGTCATGTCTGCCATCATTGAGAACAGTGGTCTATCTAATCGTGAGGAACTGTTACAGCAGATGGCTCAGATGTCACAGCCTAACCCTGCAGCACAGGCAGCACAGCAGTTACAACTGCAACAAGCACAGTTACAGATTGCTGATCTTGAGGCAGATGTAACGCTAAAACAGGCAAGAGCACAGAAAGAGATCACTGAAACACAGTTGATGCCAGCAGAACTACAGGCCAGCATCGCTGCATCAGCGTCTAAGTACTTAGGCACTGGTCCCAACGCTACCGATGACTTTGAAAGACGTGTCAAAGTAGCAAATCTAGCCCTAAAGGAGAAAGACATTGATACTCGCAAAGAAATTGCAAACCTGCAAGTCGTGGCTTCTAGACAAAGTTAAGACCATTAAAGACAAGATTAAGAAACTGTTTTCATAAACCTAGCAATCTTTTCGTGTTCTTCGGCAGTACCATCGTTCTTAATGCGGTTGGCTCGCCAAGAGATCACGGCAACATTGCCTTTGATATAGCCTTTTGATGGGTCTATGCGGTCAAAAGATGGTGAGTTCTCCTGTCTACCGTTCTGGGCGAAGTAGTCTAATTCAATACCTAGTACTGGACAGTGAGTAGGAAAAGTTAAATCACCAAAGTTTATTGAAAACTCGTGTTTATAGCAGTGCGCTTTCTTGTTTTTAAACTTTTCACGCATTGCGGCATAGATAGCAGACTTACGCCACTCTTGGTCGTTCCATTTTGGACCCCATTTTTGGAACATTTGGTCGTTTAGTTCTTTTTGGCGTTTAAGTTTCTTATTTGCAAAGGCATTGATGTTAAATTTTTCAGTTATTTGCTTAACACGCTGACGAGAAACCTTGTTTTCTAACTTATTAGCGATTTCGGTAAGTCCAAAGCCTGCTTTTGCCCAGGTTTTGATGTTATCGATGTCAGAATCAGTGAGTTTTTTAAAGTGTTGACCTTGTGCCATATTGCCTCCTAAAAACTGAAGCATACCACAAAAACAATTTCTTGTCAAGCACTTTTTTGTTAATTTAAATGATGGTATAATTATGCCAATATCGCCAGAATTACAACAATACTACGAAGATAGGCTATCTATGATGTCCACAAAGGCGTGGACACAACTCATAGAAGACCTTTTGGATATGCGTACACAGTACGAGAACATCCGAACCTGCGATAAAGACACAATAGAGTTCCGAAAAGGACAAGTAGACATCCTAGACTACGTTATTGGACTTAGGGATTTGTCTGAAAAAGCCTACGAGGAACTAAATGAGAAGATACTTTGATTTTCAGTGTGCCAAAGGCCACATAACTGAAAAATATATTGATGATTCTGTCAAAGTCATACAGTGTCCACACTGTGGAAATGACGCAAGCAGACTCATCGCTGCGCCTAGAGTTAGTCTAGAAGGCATTACTGGTGATTTCCCTGGTGCTGCAATGGCCTGGGAACGTAAACGCCAAGATAGAATTAACTGGGAGCGCAAAACTGGTCTATCAGACCAATGGAAGTAAGCGGATAAGGAACCCCCGCACAATTTAAAGGTTCTTTTCTTAATGCTGTTAAGCACGGAGAGACATGATGGCTGTGATTATTGAGGACGGCTCGGAAGAGTCACAAACTCCTGTTGTAGATTCAAACGAAAACACTGTTGAGCAAGAGCAGGAAACTGTAATTGAGCAAGCAGCGGAGCAAACAGAGGCACTCCCAGACAAGTATAAAGGGAAAAGCGCCAAAGACATTGCTCAGATGCACATGGAGGCCGAGAAGTTAATTGGTCGCCAAGGTAGTGAGGTCGGTGAATTACGCAGGATTGTAGACGATTATATTCGTGCCCAAGCCACAGCAAAGCAGCAACTGCAAACCCAACCTTCTGAAGAGGTTGACTTCTTCGCTGATCCGAGGAAGGCGGTAGAAAACGCAATTGAGAACCATCCTAAGATTCGACAAGCAGAACAGTTGACTCTTGAGATGCAACGAGCAAAGGCTTTAAACGCACTACAGACTGCTCACCCTGACTTTAACAATGTTGTACGAGATCCTGCTTTCCAAAGTTGGGTCGCATCGTCTAAAGTTAGGTCTGAGTTGTTTATTAGGGCTGACCAGCACTACGATTATGACTCTGCAAACGAGTTGCTGTCGCTGTATAAGGACCGCAAAGGCGCTGTAGAACAAACCGTAGCAGCAGAGAAGCAAGCAAGAAGCCAAGCCGTAAAAGCAGCGACTACCACCGTATCGTCAGGCAGTGATGAAGCACCAACCAAAAAGATCTTTAGGCGTGCAGACATTATTAAACTCATGCAAACTAACCCTGATAAGTACGATA